AGCTGCGATAATTTTATCAACATCTGCTTGAACAAAATCAGATCCACCAACAATATATACAACATCAGAACCTGATGCTCCACCTATGTAAGCAACATCTATTGAATCAGGCGTTGTAGTTGTATTTACTTTTACGTGACCAATATTGTCAGCGCTTAATAAATCATATCCACTCGCCTTTTTTATTTTTACATATCCCATAATTTCTATTCTTTTAAATGTTAATAATTAATTACGCTCCTTTAAATAACACGAAGTTATTAGCAGCTTGAGTTACTAAACATCTTTCAGATAAGAAATTAACTCTCATAACGTCAAGATCAGAAGTATAAGCTCCACCTACAGATCCAGTGATCCAAGATTTCATCTTTCTATCTTCAGATTCAGAAGCTCTATATCTTATGTGTAAGAATGGTCGTCTGATATTTGATCCTAACATTTGATCGTATACTGTAGTAGTACCAGCAGGAACTAATACACCATCAATCTCATTACTTAATCCTCTAGTTGTAGCATCGTTTAGATATTTCCAATCAGTTTTGTAGAAGTCATAAGAACCTCTTCTAAAACCAGAAAATCCAAAGTTTAACGCCATGTCACCGTCGTTCTCAAATAATCCGAAAGAAGCAGCTTGAGTAGAAGCAAATCCACCATTAACAGCAGCAATCATATCATCAAAATCAAGAGCAGTAGCTCTAGATAAGAATAACATGTTTTCTTCAATAGCACCTTGCTTGTCTAGTTGTTTAAGAATTTCATCAAAATCACCTAAAGCACCAGCACCAGGAGCAGCAGCTCCAGCAAATCCAGAATATACATTACCTCTATCTTCGATAGCAGCAAATAAACCTTCAGTACCTTTGATATTTTGTTGTGTAGCAGGAGCTTGAGCTGGAGTTGGTGTAAAACCAGTACCAAAGCTAGTAGCAGCAGTACTCATTAATTCACCTTCAACCATCGCCATTTCAAGATAATCTTCAAATCTCAATCTAGTTTCAGACTCAGCTTTTAGATACCATAAGTATCCAGATTGTCCATCTTCAGTAGCAACTTCGATCCATCCAATTTGAGCAACATCAGAACCAGCTAGTTCATAATTGTCTTTAAGTATAATTGGAGAATTTTTACGAGTAGTTACACCTGGCTCAATAGCTCCAGACATTCCATTAGTTCCTTTTGGAAATTCAGAACCATATACAAATAAACTACAAGTACCACCAGTAATAGCAGCAGGAGCAGCAGCATCATAAGCTTCTGCAACTAAAGTATAACCATCAGCGTTAGAACTTACTACTAACACTTTCATGCTAACTAAACCAGTACCGTTGTCAGTAATTAACAATGTATTACCAACTCTAATACCTGAACTAGCAGGATTGTTAGCACCTGGTGTTATTACAATGTCAATTTTTGGAAAACCACCAGCATTAACAGCTATAGCTACATTATCATAAGCAACGTGTAATCTATTTTGCTCTGTCCAAATTACTTGATCAGATGTCATTGGCATTTCAGCGCCAACCATTCTCAAGAAACCTCCTAAAGTTCGGTTTCCGTATCTTTCTACTTCAGCTTCATAAAGCTCAGGTAGATATTGTTGTGCCCATTGCGAAAAACCAGCGCCTTGAAAATCGATATAATTATCTTGTACAGCTACTTGATTTGGCATTGGGGTAATAGAGGCTGGGAAGCCCCCTCCAGATAATCCCATAATTTCTGTTTTTTTTAGTTGTTGTTATTTTTTTATTTTAAATTTCAACTTAGAACTATCTGCGCCAGTGACTGCTTTTACTTTTAATCCATTAATAAACACGTCACCTCCAGCTTGTGGCCTTGGTTCACTTGTTATATTTTTAGATTTTGCCATCATATCTTTAATAGCGTCGGCTTTACCTTGCTCGTAAAAATGATTAGCAATAGTATCTGCATTGTCAGCAGCGTAAATAGCTTTGTGATAACCTACAGTATCAACAACTTCACCCTCATTGTTTAAGAACTTCTTAACAAACGTGTTTAAGTTTGACTGTTTTTCTGCAACATCATAAGCATTTGCAACATTGTATCTAAATTTCTTTTCACCTAAGTTAAATTCAAAACCTTTGAAATCATCAGTAAAAAACTTATTAGTTTTATCTTGAAACGTTTTATGACGCTGTTCAGCTATTTGTTGTTCTTTGTTGTATCTATTGAAAAAGTCCATGGCTTTTTGTTGTTCCTGAGTTACGCCGGGTCTCAACTTGATTTCGTCGTAATATTTACTCTTGGTATCGTCCAAAAACTTTCGGGCTTTAGCAATTTCTTCTTTATAAGCGAGTTTTTTCTTTTTAATATCTCGCTCTTCATCCATGTCTTCATCATATGAAAAATTATCTTCCATAATGAAATTTATTTCTTCTTGATCAAGATGTGGTTTAGTATTTTTATAATATTCTCTAAGTAAAGAAGTATCATCTATTTTAGAATAATCTCTATTTAATCTAGCATAATCTTCTATAGTTCCACCTGTTTCTTCCATAAAAGAAACTAATTTTTCAATATTTTCAGGTAATGGTTTTCCAGTAACCTTTTCATCTCTTATAGCTTCTTTATATTCTTTTTTAACTTCTTCTACTTCTTTAGCAGCTTCTTCAGTTATTTCAGATATAGGTGATACTATTTCTTTTTCTTCTTTAGCTTCAGTGGCAACGATTTTTTCTTCGTGTGTTTCTCCCACTTCTTTGCCATCTCCGGATGGTTCGCGTACATCCACTTTCGTTGTGCTTGACTCTTGAACGGCATCTTTTTTTGTTTCTTCTTTTACTTCTTCTTTTTTACTTAAATCAAGTTTATGAACTTTATTTGATTTAGTTTTTATTGAAGGTTTTTTAGCCTTAACCTTCAAGGGCTTTACTTCTTCTTTTTCTGACATAATATAATATAATAGTTAATAAAATATTAGGTTTTAACCTAATAATGGGTTTTGTTGATTTGATTCAAAATCAGTTGGTAATAAATCGTTTTTACGTTGATCAATAAGTTGGCTTTGTTGAGTAGCTTGTATTCTTGTTCTTTCGTCTTTACGATCTTCAATCATTTTTTCTTTTGCACTCATCTGATCTTTTTCCATTTGTTTTAATTTAATATCATATTGATATTTTAATTCTAACAATTGTCTATCTATTTCAGCTTTTTGTTGCATTTGGTTTATTTCAAATTGAGATTTAGCTTGTTCTACTTGAACTTCTGTCTCAGCTAAAGCTTGTTGCTTTTGCATTTCTGCTAATGCTGCTTTTTCAGCAGTTTCAGCATTTGCTTGAGCTTGAGCCTGTATATTAGCTTGAGCAGCTTGTTGATCTCGTTTTTGTTTAGCTTTTCTTCTTTGCTTAAGCATTTGATTAGCTAACTTAATATTTTTAATTTCTCTTAAATCTATAGCATCTTCTAAATCTATACCACCTGATTTTAAAGCTATTTGAATATTTTGTTCTAAAACTTGTTTCTCTTCTTCATCAGGTTCAAGCTCTAAGAATATACCAAAATCATGTATATTTAAATCAGTTAGTTCATCTAGCGTAGCTACGTTATATCTTGATATACTATTTTCTAAAGCTTGTCTAGTAAATGGAAACTCTAATGAATCTGCTATTCTAAGAGATATATTTTCACATGTTCTAGAAGTTAAATAAAGCATTGCTTGCATTAAATGCCTAGTTGCAGTATTACTATTAGCAGCAGCTAATTTTTGTAAGCCTACTAAAGCATTTTTATCAGGGGTTGATCCATCTCTTGCTTCGTTAAGTCCGGTTACATCCCTTATCATTTGTAAATAGTATTGATAAGTTTGTATAAGACTTTGTATTTTAGCACCGCCTGATCCAGTCTGTAATTCTTGTATTGGAACTTTACCTCTATTTAAGTCACCATCTTGAGTTAAACTTCTACCTACAATAGAACCAGTTTGGAAATACATATTTAAAGCTTCAGCTGGATTATAATTAGTACCATTGCCTAAATCAACTTCAGCTAAACCATCCATATCTAAATAAACACCATCAGGTACTACTCTTGATAGTACTTGTTGTATTTTAAGATGTGTTAATTGAATCATATCAGCAAAACCAGTGATACGATTAACTAATGAATCTATACGTCCTTTATACATTCTAGGAGCGCATATATTATAATTCATTTTAATCCTTGCAGTATCAGCAGTTGGTCTAGTCATATTCTCTGCTAACTCCCATTTTAACATCATAGGATGTCCTAATATTTTAGCTCCACTATATAGTGTTTCTATAGTTCTAGAAACTCTATCAAAATTATCGTTTTCAGGTGGATTAAAAGTATCAGGTTTTTCTAATGCTTTTTCAAGACCAGTATTAGTTTCTTTAATTTTAAATACTTGATCAGAATAACTTTTATATTCAAAGTATAATACTTGTACAGTTAAGTCATCATTTCTACCACTCCAGTTTCGTAAATATTCTTGATTACCTGGATACTTTTGTATAGTTTCCATTTCTTGATCTGTTAAGTATGGAAACTGCATTTTAAGATCAGATAATGAAACTGTCTTTACTTCACCTGCATAATATAAATCTTCAAAGTTAGGATCTTCAGTATATGAATAAACTAAAGCAGCTGGATCTACATAATCAACAGTTATTCCTTCAGCTTTATTCCAATTTGTTTTAACAGCTCCTATACCTAATATTGTTAAATCTTGGCATAGTCTACGTCTAGTTAAATCATATTTATTTCTATCTAGTACATCATTAATAACTTCTTCTTCAGCTATTTCAACAGACTGTTTATAATCTAGCTGTAAATGTAACTGTAATTCTTCTTCGCTTTCTAAACCTAATTCTTTGCTAATCTTACTTTGTACGTCAACTCCTAAAGTTTCTCTAAGTTGTTCTATTAAATCTCTTTCTTGAACATCTCTCATTAACTCTTTAGCGTAGTCTGTTCTTTTCTTAGTAGAAAAAGGATCTACAGCATAAGCTTTAATTTCATAATTTCTTTGCGACATACCATTAACTACTATATCTACAAACTTAGATATAACAGGTACTGGCTTCCAATCTAAATTAAGATAAGATAAATCACCATTAATAGCTAATTCATCTTTATATTTTTGTACAGGTTGTTCACCTCTAGCATATAATCTTAAATGATGATAATTATTGTAGTTAGTTGCATATCCAGCTCCATTATTGCCTCTGCCGCTATTTCTGAACCATTCACCTTCGATTGCTCTACCGACAGCAAGACCATAGTCTAAAGTAGCTTTTTCTGCATCAGGTACCACCTGATCCGGGAATGAACTATTATTAGTAGTATAAATCATCTATTTATTTTATTATTTTTGAACTTAATCCATCGTTATTATATCTTTTTATTCCTAAATTAATAGGTTGATATTTTCTTTCTGGATTTGGTCTATACTTATTTTTATTACAAGCCATAATAGCTAAACCTGAGCTTATTGAAGCATCATGCTTTGTTCTGTTATTAATATTAAACTTAGCCCAGTCTTCTAATGTCTTTTGATGGTACATATCACCGTAACCATCTTCTCTTAATCCTACATAAGTTTCTATATAAGATTCTATAGCAGCAGCGTGTGCTTGCTTAATGTCTTCACTTGAGTTAGGTATTCCACCTATTTCTTTTTCAGTAGTTGATAGCTTATTCCAAACTTTATCAGGACGATTCATAGAATAACCTCTATAACCTCTTCGTTTTAAATAATATAAAAACCTAGGTTTGTTATTTTCAGCTAATATAGGCATACCATAAAACACCATTGCCATTAACACATCTTCAAAAAATATTTCAGCTGTTTGTGGCCTTGATATATATTCTA